TTATTCATCTAGTTTATCCAAGAAGTCGACTGCTTCTGTTGATCTATTTTTATATAGATGTGAATACGTATTTAAGGTTGTAGTAGGTTTAATATGTCCTAATCGTTCACTAATGATTAATACATCAACTCCATTATTTATAAGCATACTTGCATGCGAATGCCTTAAATCATGAACTCTTATGTGATGTAAATTGTATTTTTTACATGTTCTTTTTAATTGTGATTGTAACCATGTGTTTGTAGTTCTATTAAATAATCTATCATTTTTTCTAGGTTTGTATATTGATTTAATATACTCATCTACATCTATTTTCAACTGTCTATGAATGTAAACCTTTCTTATCGATTGTTTATTTTTAGTTGCACAGAATTTTTTACTTCTATAATCATATGATTTATTTATGTCAATATAATTTTCATGTATATCTCCAAATGTTAATCCTAGCAATTCACCATATCTAATTCCTGTAAAAAATAGAATTTTAAAGGCAATAATTTTTTCAGGATCTTCTAAATAGCTTAAAAAAGTTTTAAATTCTTCAATTGTCCAGAAGTCCATTTTTTTATTTTCAGTTGGGAGTTTATCTAATGCTTTCACTGGATTATATGTATGGTTGTAAATTTTTCCATTATGTGAGTATATTGAATATAGTATTTCTGTGCTTTGATTGATAGTTTTATTTGATTTACCAAGGGCAATCATATGAGCCTGCCAATCCATTATATTTTTAGGAGATATTTCAAGAAGTATCAAGTTATTCATATATTCTAAGTTTTTAGAATACCATTTTTTATTTCTTACAGTTGATTCTCTAAGTCTACTTGATACGTATGTGAAATATTCTTCCATTCCTTGTTTCAAGGTTATATTATTTTTATGACTTGATAAAAATTCTAATTCATATTCCTTTGCTTCTCTTTTAGTTTTAAAACCTCTTTTTTGTTTTTGTTTAAGATTGCCCATATAATCATGATAGTATACAAGCGTTCTCCATGTGCCTGTTCTTTCTTTATATTGTGGCATTCACATTCACCTACTTTCATGTTATAATGTAGGTACAGCAAATAGACCCACTAAGTGAGTTATTTGTGTACAGGATAAGAAGTAGTCGCTTTGGTCGGTTGATATACTTCTTATTTTTTTATATATTATTTTTTTATTTTAGATTTCTTAATTCATTTTCAACATTCTTGGATACCGATTTTTCACCACCAACAATAATTACTTTTTCTATATTATTTTCTTCAATAAAATCTCTTGTATCCTCATTTAGCTTATTAGGTTGAGTTAAAAGTATTGCCCCATTTTCAAATGTTGCAACTGTACCAGAAGCTAGTGCATCAGGGTAGTTGGTACCATCCACTAGGACTATGGTATTTATATCTTTATTTAGAACCGGTTCGTATGCCTTAGCTATCTCAATTGCAGTATTGTATCTGTTTTGTCCTACAATTCTGCCAGTATGAAATATACTTTCAGAGTCAAAATTTTCTTCATCCCAACTATGAATATTCAATCCCATTTTATCTCCTGGAAAAGTTCCCATATAGGAAGGGACAGTTGCATAGCCACCTATAATAAATCTCCAACCTTCTGCCCTTGGATCATCGGATGAATTTATGTAAAAACCATCAAAACTACCAAGATAAGTTGCTTGTACTCTTGCTAATTCTGAAACTAATGGAATTGAGGCCAATAGATCTGGAAACTTTTTATCATTAATTATTATTCCATTTGACATATCTCCTCTAGGTTCTCCATAATGAAACGTATTAAATATAGGTGTATCAACATAACTTTGTATAGGATTCAAATATCCATCCTCATACTTGTCTTGAAATCTAGTAGTTTTAAATTTTTTATATAATAGGAAGTTCTCTATGTTTCTATTTAAAGTCTTAACATCCCCCATTAAATATACTTTTTTCACGTTTAGGCGATTTAATTCATTAATGATACTCTTATTTAATCCACTTGTAGGATTAACAAAGAAAGGAACTTTTAGAGCATTAGCCATATAGCTACCATATAAGGCAGTTCTAAAATCTTTTCCACTAGCTATTATCGCCAAATTCCCGTCAGCATGAACAAAGTATTTCTGTTGTACTTTTAAAGCTGTTTCGTATCTATCTCTACCTGAAATTCTAGATACATTCATATCAGCATAAGATGAAGTAGAAGATATTAAAACTAATATCGACGATAAAACAAGTAATTTTTTGAAATTTTTAACCATGATAATTCCTCCAATAATTTATTATTTATATTAATACTATTTTGTATTAAATTCATCAATCCGATAGACATACAAGCTAGGTTCAAATATTATCAAGAAATCGTTTACAAATACATGAGTACCATACTTTGAAGCATAATACTCTAACGCTTCTTCTAAAAAAAGAACACTTAAATCTAGAAGTTCTGACAATTCATAAATGTTTTGAACGTTATTTTTAAAAAATATTTCTGCTAATCTATCAAGTGGAATTAGTTTGTTATAAGCAACCTTTCGAGCTTGTAATTCCTGTTTAGCGTTATTTATGTTTTTTAAATCTAGTATATTACCGATAGTAGTATAATGATGTCCAAGTTCTTCTGCGAGAACACAGGCCTTGTCTATAGTTGTATCTAAACTTTTATTAATTGCTATTTTATTATTTGTATACAAGCCATCTGCATTACTATTTAATGATACTTCTTTTACTATTATTCCTTCGTTATATGCTTCTTCCAGAAGTTGTTCATATAAAGTCATAAGCTACCACTTATCCATTTCCTCAAAGTCTTTTTTCATTAATTCAATTTGTTCTTCACTAGCATCATCATTATGAGCCGCCATAGTAATGTATGTTGTTGTATATTTATCTATTTCAGTTAGTTCAGAAACACGTTTAATCGCTTCTTTTTGTCCTAAATTATTTAACCTATTATAATTATTTAAAAGTTTTTCTTCATTTTTTGAAAGTGGTTTTATATCAGTACTCCCAAGTAAATATCCTACACTAACATTTAGCGCTTTAGACAAAGGTTCCAATACATCGTAAGGCATTTTACCTATATCGCCATTTTCATATCTGTATATAGTGGCTTTATTTTTATTGATTTTAGCTGCAAGCTCTTCAACTGTCATATCTAATTCTATTCTTCTATTTTTTATTCTAGTAGATATACACAACTTTACCACCCCCCTTATTGCAATTATACTATTTAATTTGCATATTTGCAATATAAAAAGTAAAAAAATAAAAATAATACGCATTTATGCAAAAAAAAGATTGACATTTGACTTATAAAGTTGTAATATATTAATTAATAAATCGCGTATATGCGAAAAAGAAAAGAGGTGATGAAAGATGATAAAAACAAATAAGCTGAAGGCAAAGATTGTTGAAATGGGGTTTAACTTAACGAGTTTCGCCGAAGAGTTAGGAATGGATTATTCAACATTTTATAGGCGAATGACAGGGCAAATGTCTTTTACTGTATCTGATGTTGAAAAAATAACAAGAGTGCTTTATCTCACTAATTCAGAGATAATAGAAATTTTTTTTAGCAAAGAAATCGCATAAATGCGAATAAATAAATCAAGTTGAAAAGAGGTGAGAAGAATGTACAAGTTACTAAGAAAAATTTTAAAAGAGTTAAAAAACATCAGAAAAGAACTCCATATTATTGCGAGTAATATGGAGTCATTAAAACTTACTGAGGACAAAATACTAGAAATATCTCAGTATACAGATACATTAAAATTTTAGCGAGTTGTATATTCCTTCCAAGGTATTCTTGAAGGGTCAATATTGGCTAAAAATTTTACAATATCTTTTCGACCGTGGTACTGAAAAGTGCCTCTACTGTCTTGTGAGGCTAATATTATTGGCATTTGACCGAAAACAGGGAGAAAACTATTTCTAAATTCTTCTATTTCTCTTGAAGAATTATTTAAAAATGAGTTTTTAACAAGAACTATCGCAAAAGTTACTCCTTGTTCTTTAATTACAGAACCAGTAAAAATCATAATTGTTTGGTCTCCTTTCTTAATATTTCAGTACTCCTATACTGATAGTTTAATTATAACATATTAAAACTATTTTGAATATTAAAAAACAACGTTATAAAAAAATATTAATGATTAAAAAGAGGAGGTATAAATATGAATGAGAATTATTACATCACAGCTCAAGAAATAGCATCTATAACTGGTCGCAAAGAAGGCTATGGTTATAAAGTTATAAGAGAACTGAATAAAGAGCTTGAAGAAAAAGGATATAGAATTGTTGGAGGGCGTACACCTAGACAGTATTTTAACGAAAGATATGGAATAGGAGATGATAGACATGAATAATTTACAAATATTTAACAACAATGAATTTGGATGTATTAGAACATTAGAAATTGATGGAGAATATTGGTTTATAGGAAAAGATATAGCCAATATATTAGGTTATCAAAACGGAAGTAGAGATATTAACAGACATGTAGATGAAGATGATAGGCAAAACTACCAAAACGGTACTTTTGAATCAAACAGAGGATTGACAATAATAAATGAATCTGGACTTTATTCTTTGATTTTAGGCAGTAAATTAGAAAGTGCAAAAAGATTCAAAAAATGGGTAACAAGAGAAGTTTTACCAACACTAAGAAAAACAGGAATATATACACTGCCACATATGAGTAAAGAATTGCAAGCTATTTTGATGGTTGACAATAAAACAGAAGAACTAAGAGAAGATTTTAATAATTTCAGAGATAATGCTCCGCTTTTTAATATAGAATGCGAAAGATTAACCAAAGCAGTAAGGAAAAAGGTTATAAAACTTATTGGAATAAAAACTCCTGCGTACAATAGTAAGTCTTTAAGAGGGAAAGTATTTAGTGACTTACAAAGACAGATTAAAAGAGAATTTGATGTAGATAGCTACAAGGCTATTAAGAGAAAAGATTATGATATTGCATTAAGTATAGTTGAAGATTATACATTGCCAATGGCGCTAGAGGATTCAGTAAGACAATTAAATAGCTTGGAGGGATAATGTATGGATGATAGAAAAGTAAGGAACTATGTTGAAGCATTTAAGTTTGCTTTATTAATTTTAATTGAGTATGTAGCTCAATATCTCAGATGGGCGAATAGCTGAAAAAAAGCCGGCCGAAGCCGACAATTTAAAAAATCAAGTTTATTATATCATATAAATTTCAAAAAATAAATAAATTTAGAAAGAAGGAATTAGATGTGAGTGATAATAAAAAATATTACTATCTAAAACTAAAAGAAAATTTCTTTGATTCTGATGAAATACTTTATCTTGAAAGTTTGCCGGAAGGTTATAAATATTCGAATATCCTTTTAAAACTATATTTAAGAAGTTTGAAGAATAACGGAAAACTTTTAATGAATGAATGGATTCCATATAGTCCTGAAATGCTATCAACGGTGACGAGACACAGTGTAGGAGATATAAAACAGGCACTTGTTCATTTTGCAAATTTAGGACTAATTGAAAAAATGGATAATGGAACTATGTTCATGTTACAAATTCAAGATTTTATTGGTAAATCAAGTACAGAAGCTGATAGAAAAAGGAAGTATAGAAATGAGATTAAACAGGAAAAAGAGAAACAAAAATTAATAGCAGGACAAATGTCCGACGTTCGTCCACCAGAGTTAGAGTTAGAGACAGAGTTAGAGATAAGTTGTTATAAAGAAATTCAACAACTACTGAAAAAATATAATATAGATGATTCAAGTATTATTAATATTATAAAAACATTACAGTCAGTTAATAAAAATATTGATTACTTACAAGAAAAAATATTGGTAGTTAAGTCTAAACTATCAAATAAAGAAAATACTGATATTAAAAGTAATATTGGTTTATTGATAAATGTTATAAAAAATGACTGGAAAGTTGTAAACAATAACACTAAAAAATCAAAGTTTCATAATTTTGCTCAGGTTATTTCTAATAATTATTCAAATGAGGAATTGGAAAAGCTAATAGCCAATAAAATTTAGTGAAATAGAAAGGATAATATATGAGATATAAAGCAGGGGATACAGTTTACATAAAAAACGGATTTCTAGGGAAACATTTTGTTGAAATTAATGCTATAGGAGAAGATTTTTATATAGTGAATTGCGAAATATACAAAAATAGCGTAAAAGTAGCAACTGATGATGATATTGATATAGAAATAAGCGACACATTGAATAAGTGTAGTGATTTTGAACTTAAACTAATGCAAAAAATAGAACATAAATATAAATGGATTGCTAAAGATAAAGATGGGCTTGTATATGTGTTTCAGTCAAAACCTGAGAAAGAGATAGGGAGATGGATAGATTCTAAGAATGTATGGGCACCGGTATCAAAAGGATATATAAATTTATTTCCGTCAATATTGTGGAGTGATGAAGCTCCAACATACATAGTGAGGTTATAAAAAATGAAAGAAAAATTATTAAAAGATATTAAAAAAGCATATGATAGAAATTTAAATATTGAAATAAATTTTATTACTAAAAAAGGTGCAGGCATTGCTTGTTTTAGCAAAAGCGGACTAGTCGATCTTAAAAGTTCTATAGTCAATTTTTATGATCAAGATTTAAAGGTTGATTCTCTGCATATAACTGGTTGGAAGGTGATAGAAAATGAGTGAAGTTATTAAATATCCAATAGATAAGGTGATGTCGATAATTAGAGAGTTTTACGAAGATAATGAAATTTTAAAAGTATTTGGGGGTGAAGCTATACAATATGATGATGAAATAATAGATGATGTTGTTAATGCTATGTGCGAAATTATAGATGTGATAAATGAAGAGAATGATTTTGGGAGATAATAGAAAAATGAGTAATTACTGGGCATTTTATAAGCTTTATGGTGAGCTTATAGAGTTTATGGGTGATGATAGATGGAAGTCGTATGTTAGACATAGAAAAATATCGAAAGGGGAGGTGTGAATATGAAAAAGACGTTTAAAAATAAGCAAGAATTAGTTGATTTTGTGAAAAATCAGGTAAACATTGAACTTGAAAATGATAAAGAAAATTTTCTAAATAAGAAAAGAAAAATACTATATACAAAAATATCAGATGAGGATGCTTACTTAGTGATACCGCTATTCAAAAAATACGGGATTGCTCATGAAAGACATTACAGAGAACGTTGGTTTGTTTATGTACGGAGGTAATTTTATGACAAATAGTATAGTTTCAGAAGTTGAAGATATGATAGATGAACTTATAGATTTAATAAATGCTAAACGAAACGAAATAAGTTTTGCTATAAAAAAGCTTTGTGATGAAAGTAAAAAACAATTAGATATAGATAACATACAAAATATTGTAAGCAATACAATTGAATTCTTTTTTAAATATTACAAAAAGGCAGGAATGGAAGAATTAATGAGATATAGAATGGCTTTAGACTGTCTAATTGAAGAAAGATAAGGAAACAAGATATGAAGTTTTTAGATTGTTTTTCGGGGATAGGTGGATTTCGCCTCGGACTTGAAATGGCAGGTCATGAGTGCATTGGACATATAGAGTTAGATAAATTTACCAGGAAAAGCTATGAAGCTATATTCGGCAAAAAAGAGGGGGAGTTTATAAGAAATGATATCACAAAAATTACAGACGAAGAATTCAGAAAACTTAGAGGAGAAGTTAATATGTTGGTTGGAGGATTCCCTTGTCAAGCATTTAGCATCGCTGGATATCAACGAGGGTTTGAGGATACAAGAGGAACTTTATTCTTTGACCTTGCTAGAGCAGCCAAACAAATCCAACCACAGGTTTTGCTGTTTGAGAATGTCAAAAATTTATTATCACACAACGAGGGACAGACGTTTGAGACAATCCTCAAAACGTTGGATGAACTGGGGTATGATGTCGAATGGCAATTGCTTAACTCAAAAAATTTCGGAGTGCCACAAAGTAGAGAACGAGTGTTCGTTGTTGGACATCTTAGAGGAGCAGGTGGACGAAAAGTATTTCCTATCAGATCAAGTAGTAAAAAAAATACTCTTGGAGAGCGAGAATGTACAAATACCATTACAGCAAGATATGGAGAAGCACAAGGAACAGGGGCTTACATTATTAAAAGTAAACAGAAGGAAAAAAAATAAAATTAATTGGAGGCAAAGGCATTAAAACTAGTTTATATATACCAGTAAAAGAAGCAACAAAAAAAAGATATTCAGAAGCATATGAGGGGGATTCAATTAATTTTGAACACCCGAACAGTAAAACTAGAAGAGGGAGGGTAGGTAAAGGAATAGCTCAAACTCTAACGACATCTTGTAATCAAGGTGTTATCATTCAAAGATCTAGAGGAAATAATCATGGTGGCATTCATCGAATATCTCCAACGGTAACAACAAATAGTTTTCAGCATAATAATTTATTATACGATAGATTTGTTGTAAGAAGACTGACTCCTAGAGAGTGTTGGAGATTACAAGGATTTCCTGACTGGGCATTTGAAAAAGCAAAAGAAACTGGAATGAGTGATAGTCAGTTATATAAGCAAGCAGGTAATTCTGTAACAGTAAATGTTGTGTATGAAATAGGTAGACTTTTATAAAAAATTGAGGTGGAATAATGAAAAAACTAATATTATTATTACTGACATGCATACTTCTTGTAGCTTGTAACAATAAAGGTAGGGTAGCAGAAAAGAAGTATTATCCATCACAGATAAAAAAGCTAGAATATATTGAAAATGGAGAAATAAAGCATACTACTGAAATGTATAATGAAGAATATACAATTCTAGTGGATAAAGCAGGCAATAAGAGTAGAATTATTGTAAATAAAGAAACTTATGATAAATTAAGTGTAGGTGATGAGTATTAATGGTAGCTAAAGAGTATTTACAAAAGATTTATAAAATAGATGAAAATATAAAGACTTTAGAAGATGAACTTTTAGAATTAGATACATTAGCAAAGGGTTGTTCAATAAGCTATAATGAAAAAGTTCAAACAAGTTGTACAAATGCTACAGAAAGTATTGTTTGCAAAATTGCGGACACAAAGTCTTTAATAAATGACTTAATAAGAAAAAAGCTTGAACTTATATTAGATGTCAATTTAAAGCTATGCGATATTGATGACAATCTGCTTGAAACACTTTTAATAAAAAGGTATATAAGCTGTGAGAGTTGGGAAAAAATATCCGTTGACTTAAATTACAGTATAAGAGCTATTTATAAACTTCATGGAAAAGCTCTTTTGAAGTTTCAAGATATTTTAGATAAGAGTGCAGTAAAATGCAGTTAAATATATGATATTATGATATTGTAGAAAAAGAAATCAAGGTTCAAAAATAACCTCCTTAATAAATTATTATTCTTAGAAAAGGACATTCAGCGGTGGATGTCTTTTTTATGTTTAATTTTTTAGAAATTTGACTATAATATATTGATATAATTGTTTTCCTTTGATATAGTTTAAGTGAATAATGATTAAAATAAAGGAGGCTGGATGAAATGAAAATATTTATTAAAGGGAAACATAGAAAAAAAGGAATTAAGAAAAAAATAATGGATATTAATTCACAAGACTATATTAATGAATCGTATTATTTTTATATTTTAATTGAAGCTGTTATTAAAAGTACTAGAAAAAATAGTAAAGTGAAATTGAATGAAATTAATAAACATGTGAATAATATTTATTCGGAAGAGATACATGACTTATGGGAAAAAAAGAAATTAAATTTATACTATTTTGATTTTTCAGTGATTATAAATAGTATATTTTCAAGCTTTATTATCTCAACGCTTGTATCATTTGCATTCAGCAACAATGGAATTGAAATATCAACAAAATTATACGTATGTTTAAAAAATGTGTTTCAGGAAAATTTTTGGAAGTCATACTTTATATTTCTAATTATACTTATAATTTCAACTATTATTTTAATTCTTATTTTAATGAAAATACGTCAGAAAGATAAAACTCAAGGTATTGCATATGTAGATTACTTGATGCAAAAAAATAGATTGAATTTAAAATAAAAGGTAAGGTAAAGGGATTATTAATCAGAGTCCTTTTTTAACGCAATGAAAGTGAGGTGATGATATGCTATGAATTATGTAGAACCAATTAGGGATAATAACAAGTTAGAAGATATAATTAAGTATTTAAAAAATACAAATACAAGAAACTACATACTATTTATCCTTGGACTTTTTACAGGATTACGTATATCAGATATACTCAAAATTCAAGTGAAACATGTTAGAAATAAAAAAGAAATTAGGATAAAAGAAAAAAAGACAGGAAAATTTAAAGTAATTAAAATGAATAAATTTTTGAAGAAAGAGTTGGAAATTTATATTCAAGATAAAGACGATTATGAATATCTAATTGCAAATAGCAAAACAGGACATGCTCCAATTACAAGGCAACATGCGTATAGAATAGTTAAAGAAGTATGTAAAAAATTTGGAATTGAGAATGTAGGAACACACTCATTAAGAAAAACATTTGGATATAATTATTATAAGAAAACGAAAAATATTGCTGTATTACAAAATATATTTAATCATAGCGAACCATCTATAACTCTTAGATACATCGGCATTAATCAAGATACTATATCTGATGCTTATGAATCTATGAGTTATTTTTAATTATATATAAAATGTTACATAATGAGTGTGTGTAACATTTAGTTTAAAAATAAGAATATAAATGTTGATGTAATATTTAATAAATCAATATGTGTAAGGTATATAGAAATAGATAAATAAAATATTACAGAATAATAGATATGTCACATTTCAAAAGGGGGGAGGGTACTATCTAAAGGGGGTAATGATATTGGCATTGACTAAGTTATGTAAATGCGGGGCTAAGGTTAAGGTCGGTGAAGTATGCAAGGTGTGTGGATATGATAGACATAAAGCATATGATAAGCTTAGAGATGAGAAGACAAAGAAGTTTTATAAATCATCTCAATGGACGAACCTAGCTAAGCAGACTAAGCAAAGATATTATAATATAGATATCTATCAGTTATACAAGTACAGAAGATTAGTACCGTCTGATATGGTCCATCATATCATACCGGTCAAGGAAGATTGGAATAAGAGACTTGATCCTGATTATTTAATACCTCTTAGCAATAAATCTCATGCAGAAGTTGAAAGAGAATATGATAAAGGATATGAGTACAAGATAGCTAAGGCTAGGGAACTTATAGAATTTTTAAGAAGATTTAGGGAGGGGGATATAAAAAAAGTTTGAAACAAATTTTTCTAGGACCGCGGGGGACTTTTTCTGCGGAAAAATGCCAGAAAGTACCGATCTATGTTATACTGAATTAAATAACATAATTAAGGAGGATTTGTGTTGATAAAAAAAAGATTAAAAAAAATATCCGTTGTAGGTATAATGGTTTTAGTTATGTTGATGTTACTACCAATTCCTATTTTTATATCTGTATTTCTAAATTGGAGAGAATATGGGGGAGTGTTAGATGCGAGTAGTTATGATAAATGGATGGGCATTTACTCACCATATTTTGGGGTAATTGTTGCTATATATACATTTAGTTGGCGAGAGAAAATACATGGCAAAAAAGAAAATAGCATCGTAAGGTCTAGGGAACTAAACATCATGAATAAAGAAATAGATACTATTGAAAGCTTAGTACGTATGCTGATTAAAGATTTAGCATTTTTATGGTATTATAATAAAAAACAGGAAGCAGATGTAGTTAATAATTATATGCCAGAATTCAAAGAAGAAGATTATAATAAAGAAATGTATGGCAAGAGTTCAGAAGAGCAAAAAATGTATACTGAAAAATTGTTCGATGAATCATTTGAAAAAATAGATAAATTGCGTATTTTGGGAATTTATATTGAAAATTCGACATACATATATAATGCGTTTGATTCAGAAGAAGAAAAATTTGTATATGAATTGAAAAAGTCACTGAATATTTATGATTGTATAGATTCATTGCAACATAGAATATCAGAGATATATGGTAAGGCTTGTATTTTATGTCATACTTATTGTGATCCATGCTCTGCAAAAAAATATGAGGAAATTTATTCAGAACTAAAGGTGGAAATTGTATATTTACTGAAGAAATTACTTGAATATAATAGATTTTTAAAAAGGTATTTAAATTTAGACGCAAGAAATGAATATAGCAAAAATATGATTATTAAGAATTTTAAAAAGTGTGTGGAAAATATAGAAGAAGAAAAAAAAATAAAAAGTAATTATATAAAATAATTTACAAAATAGGAGCTGAAAGGCTCTTTTTAGTACCATAAAAGTGTAGTTGTTAGAGAGTAATTAACTCTGACATTTGCACTTATTTTTGTGTAGTAATTTTTGAAAGGAGGGGTTGAACATGGCCAAGACTGGAAGACCACCAAAATTATCGGTTGTGTCTACAGGGAAAATAGGGAAAGAAAAAAAACTGCAAAGAGAAATTGCAGAATCTAAATTAAAAGTTAAGAGAAATCTTAAAGCACCTAACTGGCTTTCTAAAGAAGCAAAGAAAGAATTTAAAAGAGTTGTTGAAGAATCAGAACCTTTAAAGTTGATAGATAATATGGACTTATCAATACTTTCTATTTATTGTGATGCATATGCCACTTATATTGAAGTCACAAAAAAGATAAATGAGTATGGTTTTTCTGATGTAAATGATGAGGGAGAAATATTTATAAAAGACGAAACAAAAGATCTAGTTAAAATCAAAAAAATGCAGGTCGACACTATTATGCAGTGTTCTTCTAAATTAGGGCTTGCCACTTCTGATAGACTTCGCCTTGTTATCCCAAAGTCAGAAGAATCAGCTACAAATCCTTTTCTAAAGTATTTATGATATGGTTGATGTTGAAAAAATTATAGATAGAACAACTGAATATGCTTTGAAAGTTGTAAATAAAAAAATAGAAAAAGGTGATACAGAAACAGCTTGCTGTAAAAGGCATCTTGATGATTTAGAAAAATCAGAAGGTGATTGGGATTACTATTTTGATGTTGAAGAAGCAGAAAAGTATATAGATATATCTAATGAACTTAAAATCGCAGAAGGTGAAGAAGAAGTAAAATTAAAAACAAGAGGATTTCAAAATTTTATTATTGGTTCAATCCATGGATGGAAGAAAAAATCTAATAATGCACTAAGATATAGAGAGGGTTATATACAGTTAGCAAGGCAAAATTCTAAGTCATTTTTAGCAGGAGTGGAAGCTAATAATTTTTCTACATTTAGAGGATATAAATTAGGTAAAGTGTATTGTGCCGCAACAAAACAAGATCAAGCGAATATTGTTTGGGACGAGCTAGCCAAGTTTATAAGGTCAGATAAATGGTTAGATAAAATGTATAAAGTCAGGGAACATGATAGAGTAATTAAGAGTTATGTTACCGGTACTGAAATAAAGGCAATTGGTAGAGATACAAAGTCGGCTGACGGTTTTAGATCTATTCTTGCTATTGTAGATGAGTATCATGCACATCCTAATTCTAAAATGTATCAGTTGCTTTTAGATGGTCAAGTAAATGTTAAATCGGCTCTTACATTGGTTATTACAACCGCAGGATTTAATATAGGAGGTGCTTGTCATAAAAAATATCAAATGTGCAAAAAAATACTGGATGGAATAATAACAAAGGATTCCCAATTTATTTATATTTGTGAAATGGATGAAGATGATGATATATGGGAACCAAGAAATTGGGCTAAAGCAAGTCCTCTCAGAATGTGGAATGATGATGATACTTTAAATGAAGAAATGATACAACGCGTTCAAGAAAAAGCTGTAAATGCTAAAGAAGAAGGCGGAAGTGAGTTAGTAAACTTTCTTACAAAAGAACTAGATTGTTGGGTTACAAATGCAGGCAAGCAATTGCTAGATAATAAGAAATTAATGCAATGTAAGTCTAGGAAATCTTTAAAAGATATGAAGGGTAGAGACTGTATATTAGGAATTGACCTTTCATCAGGAGGTGACTTAACCAGTATTGTTTTATTATTTCCACCAAAGAATGAAAATGAAAAAGTTTTTTTACATCATCATTCATTTATGCCTATCATGAGATTGGAAGAACATATTAAAACTGATGATGTTCCATATCAATTATGGGCGGATATGGGATTGTTAGATTTAACTACCGGTGGTGGTGGATATAAGACAGATTATAGTTTTATAACTGCTTATCTAAGAAAAATTAAAGAAGAGTACAAGTTGAAATTCATTGATTGTGGTTATGATCCGCATAATGCGGGTGCTTTTATAAGTGACTTGGAGTTTCTAGGGTGTGATTTAACTGAAATAACGCAATCTGCAAGGAGTTTGTCAGATGCAACAATAGATTTTAAATTAACTGTAGATGCATTAGGGATTGAATATGATGAGAAAGATGAACTATTTAGCTGGTCATGTTCTAATGCGATTACAACTAAAAATAGTTTTGGTGAAACTAAAATAGAAAAGAAAATAACTACAGGGAGAATAGATCCAATAGATGCAGTTATAGATGCATGGAAACTATATTTTATTAATAAAGATAATTTGAAATATAATGCAGATGATGATTTTGACGACTGGGAAGATTTAATGAAAAGTTTTAAAAAAAAGTAAATTTAAGAAAGGAAACTAATGGGAATAATTAATAAATTTTTCAATAAAGAAAATGAGAACTCTAATATAAAATTATCTGAAATAAATAATTTTTTTAAAAGAAAAAATTTAAGTGTGACTAATGATTTATCAGAGGTCACCTATTTTATTTGCATGAAAGTATTGAGCGAATCTCTTGGGAAATTATCAATACACTTAAAAGATGGTGATGGAAAAAAAATTACTGATCATGAAGCATTAAAATTACTGGCAATAAGACCAAATTGTTTTATGTGTCCAAGTACGTTTAAGACATTACTAGAGTTTAATAGAAATCATTTTGGAAATGCATATGCATACTTGAATTATAAAGGAGCTAAATTAGTTGATATTTTACCACTTAGACCTGAAAATATGAAGATATTAATTGATGATACTAGAGATATTAGAATTAATTCTAGTTATATTTACCAATATTTTCAAAGTGGTAAGATATATTATTTTAAACCAGAGGAGATACTCCATTTCAAAGGTGGAATAGGTAGAGATGGTTTAGTAGGTAAATCGGTAAGAGAAACTTTAGCGAGTACAATTGGAAGTGCAAAAGAATCTCAAAGATATTTAGACAATTTATATAAAAATGGATTGACAGCGAATGCAATTATTAAATATGTGGGTGATTTTAACAAGGATAAGAAAGAGAAATTGGTTAAAGAAATTGCTGAATTTGCTAGTAATGATAGCCATGAGAGGATAATTCCTATACCGCTTGGAATGGATTTAGTTCCACTTGATTTGAAACTTACAGATAGCCAATTTTATGAATTAAAAAAATATAACTCACTTCAAATTGCAGCAGCATTTGGAGCAAAACCAAATCATTTAAATGATTATGAAAAGTCAAGTTACGCTAATTCTGAAATGCAAAATTTAACTTATTATGTTGATACTCTTTTATATATTCTTACTCACTATGAAGAAGAATTTAATTATAAACTTCTAACTGATGAAGAAAGAAGTAAGGGATATCATTTTGAATTTAATATTGCAACTATATTAAGAGGTGATCTAAAGACACAGGCTGAATCACTAAATAGATTAACATCAGGTTCAATTTACACTATTAATGAAGCTAGAAATTATCTAGGAATGCCTAAAATTGAAAATGGTGATGTAATAATGGTTAATGGATCCTATGTTGATTTACATAATATAGGTAAGGCATATGAAAATAGAAGTAAAGGAGGTAAAAAAAATGATAAGAGTAGTGAATAATACTGAATCTACTGATATATATGTAGTAGGTGATATAGTTGATGATAGATGGAAAGGTTGGACATGGGGAGAAGATTTGGATACATATCCATCTGATATAAGATCCTTACTTGATAGTGCTAATGGGAAAAATGTAAATGTATACATTAATTCTGGAGGTGGTGATTTATTTGCGGGTATTGCTATAAGTAATATGTTAAAAAGACATAATGCATCCACTAAAGCTATAGTTGATGGATTGGCGGGTTCTTCTGCTTCTATCATTGCATTTGGTTGCGATAGTATTGAAATACCAGAAAATGCCTATCTTATGATACATAAACCATCATGCTTTTGTGTCGGTGATGCGGAAGATTTCAAAAAAATGGCTGATGCATTAGATACCTTGCAAGAAGGAATATTAAATACGTATATGACAAAGGCTAATGAAGGAATAGAAGCTAATATAGTAAATGAAATGATTAATGCTGAAACATGGTTGACAGGGAAAAAAGCAAAAGAATATTTTAAAGTAGATACAGTGAAAAAAGATGTAGTTATTGACAATAAAGTTGGTAACTACATTTTAAATTATACAAAAATTCCTGATAGTATAAAAAAATCTATAGAAAATAATAATGACATTGAAGATATAGAACTAAAAAATAAAGAAATTGATATTGCACTATATCTATAAAAAATTAAATATCAAAAAAATATTATAAAAAAGGAGAAAAATATGTTACTAAGTGTAGAATTAAAAAAGAAAATTGAAAGTAAGAAAGCAGAAATGAAAGAGCTTAGAGATAAAGGCGATATTGAAAATGCACATAATATAATTGCTGAAATTGAAAATTTAAATAAAAAATTAGAAATACAGTTAAAGCTTGAAGAAGATGACAAGAATCATGTTATTAATTCTGGCAAGGCACATGAGCCACAAGGTGAGGTATTAAACAAAAATAAGGCATTTAACAAGGCTTTAAATGGAAAGAAATTATCTGAAAAAGAAATCGAATATGTTAAAAATAATTTGATTGAAAATTCTGTAGGAGCTACGGGTATAGTAGGTGCAGAAGATGTAAGAGGCGGATATTTACTACCGGAAACACATGAAACTCAAATCAAAGAATTGAGAAGAAAAAGAAGAGCATTAAAGGATTTAGTAAATGTAAAAAACGTAACTACAAGAACAGGGAAATACAGCACAGAAGGTGATAATTCGAAATTAGAACTCGTTAATTTTGAAGAATTAAATGATCTAACAGAAAAAGATCTAAAATTCGGACAAAAATCATGGGATGTAAAAGATTATGGACTGTTAATACCGGTAGCAAATCAATTTTTACAGGACACTGATATAAATATTATTGATTATATAGGAAAAGAATTTGTCAAAGCAGCTGTAAGAACTGAAAATAAGAAGATAATCACTGAAATGAAAAAACTGTCTGCTATAACAATAAAGGGAATAGATGATTTAGTATCTGCATTAAACACAGCGATAGATCCTGCCATTGCAGAAAATGCAAGAATAATCACAAATCAGACGTCTTTCGACTGGTTAGACAGACAAAAGGACTCACAAGGATTGCCATTATTACAACCATCTTTGAGTGAGCCTACAAAGAAAAATTTAAAAGGTAAGATTATAGAAGTATTCTCAGATGAAGAATTAGAACCAAAGACTACTGGAAATTTAACTTTCTATGTAGGAGATTTAGAAGAATATTTGACTTTTTATGAAAAAGAAGGAATTGAAGTTGCAAAATCAGAAGAAGCCGGATTTAAGCAAAATACAACTTGGTTAAGAGTGATTGAGAGATTTGACTTAGGCATATATGATGATAAAGCACTAGTGCTTTGTGAAATGAAGAAACCTACAGCTTAGGGGAAGAGATGATATTGTGGATTTAGAATATGTAAAAAACTATTTAAGAGTAGATGCTGATATAGTTGAAGATGATTTGCTGATTTTAAATTTAATTAATTCAGCAAACTCTTATCTTTCTGAAGCAATTGATAACTACGAGGAAAAGATGAAAAAGGAACAATTCAAATCCATGGCTGATTTAGTTGTGCTTACTATGGTATCTGAATGGTATGACAGTAGGGGATATGTCAAAAATGACAGGTATGACAAAGTAAGCACAATGATTAAATCATTAATTTATCAATTGCAGTATGCATCAGATTAATAAAGGGAAAAAATGATAGTTCAAATAGGTAAATTAGATAAAAGAATTGAGATAATTCATAAAAAAACTGTAAATAAAAAAGGTAATGGAGTAAATGAACTTGATGAACTTAATGAATTAGGTGAATTAGAACAAGGTCATTTGAAATCAATCAAAGTGTGGGCAGAAGTCAAACAGCTTAGAGCTAATGAAAAATTGGAAAGTACAGGAATTATCAATTCTACTGAATATTTAAAAATTGTAATAAGATTTAGAAAAGATGTAAATAGGAAATGTATTATTATTTTTAATGGTTTTGAATATGAAATAACTTCTGTATGTGAACTAGGCAAAAGAAAATATTTAGAGCTAATGTGTGAGCGTGAAGAAAATTTAGAGGTGAATTAAAATTGATGTAAAAATTGAAATTCGGGGAGCAGATGAGTTTGAAAAAGCTTTAAAGAAAATTCAAATGAAATTTCCGGAGGAAGTTATAAAAAAGCTGGATCAAAAAGCTACAGAATTAGAAAAAAATATCGCAGAGGATTTTGAAAATCAAGGTATAGTTAAAACTGGGAAACTTAAAGATTCTTTTAATCATAATATTCCAGAAAAAAAAGCAAATGGATATGAAACAAAAGTCGATTCAAAGGTTCCGTATGCACATTTGATTGAAGAAGGGCATGAATTAGTATTATATAGTCCTAAAAAGAAAGATGGTGGGAAAGCTCATCATCTTGGAAGAGTTAAAGGATACTTTCCTATAGAAAACGCAATAGATAAGCTAAATGAGGATTATTTAGATGATATAGAAGAATGGGTATATAATCTTCTTGATAGAGAGATAAATTGGTAGGAGGTGATTTAATGATTACTATTATGGATGTAAAAAAAGCACTAAATAAAAAATTAAAGGAAGCGACCGGTGTCAATGTAGGTTCTAAAAAAATTGATGAAAATTTTAGAGGGCCTATTTTTTTTACTGAAATACAAATAATAAAATCAAGTGCTATCAATAAATTTCTACATGAAAATAGTTTGAGATTAAGAATTTTGTATTACCCGGAAAAAAAATTTGATAAGATAGATATTTTCAAAACACTAAATGAACTTGAAAAAAGTTTTAGATTGAACTTTAAAGTTTTAGATAGAGTTTTGAATGTACAAGATATTTCATTTGATATAGATGAAGAAAAAGGTTTTTTATATTTTACTTTCAAAACTCAATACATTACAAAGTATGAAAGAAATGAAGAATATGATCTCATGGAAGATTTAAAATTAAATTTATAAAGATTAGAAAGAGAGGTATAAGATGGGACTACAATCTACTAAGATTGATTTTGTAGCTAGAGCTGAGGAAACAGTAAGGTTACTTCAAAGAGGTACAGTAGCAATACTTCTAAAAGCAAATTCTCAAAATGTATATAGTTTTAAGAATTTATCAGAAGCAAAAGCAAAACTAAAAGAAGATTCCATAAAGTTATCTGCTGAAGGTGATAAGGCATTAGAGATGGTTTTTAGAGGAGCTATAAATAGACCATATAAAATTAATATTGCATTTTGTAATGATATAGAAACTATTAATTCATCATTACAAATCTTTGAAGGAATAAAATTTGATTGGTTTTGTGCTCCAGAATTTGAAGCGAAAAATACTGAAATAGTAAATTGGATTAAGATACTTAATGAAGAAAGAAATATGGAGGTTAAGGCAGTAATATCAAATACTAAAGCTGATTCAGAATTTGTAGTTAATTTTACATCTAAAAAGATTATATTAAATAATTTGGGTGGTAAAAATAATGTAGAAGTTACACCGGCATTATTTACTTCAAGAGTAGCAAGTGCACTTGCCGGTACTCCACTTACAAGAGCAATAACTAATTTACAGTTAGATGATGTCGCAAGTGTTGAAAGATTAACTAATAATGAATATGATACAAAAATCAATGCAGGTGAATTAGTTCTCTATAATGATTGGGATAAGGTCAGATTTGGGCGTGGTGTAACATCTATTACTACAATGAATGGTAAGTCAGAGGAAAGAAAAAAAATATTAATAATATCAAAAATGCATATGTGGAAAAGAGAAGTAAAAGAATTAATAAATAATAAATATTTGGGAGCAGTTCAAAATGGAATAAATGAGAAAATGCTGTTGATAACAAGTATAAAGCAGTATAATGCTGAACTTGTTAAAAAAGGAGTAATACTAGGTTCTACAAATGAAAATGATGTAGATATAGATATTACAGCCCAAGAAAAGTATTTGAAAGTTGATAAAAATATAGATACTTCAAATTGGACTGAAAAAGAAATTAGGGATGCGAAAACGGGAAGTTATGTTTTTATTAAAGCAAATCTTGAATTCACTGATGCAATGGAAGATATTCAAGTTACAGTAAGTTGTTAAGGAGATAAAAAATGTTTAATACAGATAATGTTTTATGTGGTACACATGGTGAATTATGGATAGATGATATAGAATACCAAGAAGTTACTGCCTTTAAAGCTGAATTAACACCAGAATTTGGAGATGTTAATAAAGCTAAATCAATGGCAAAACATAAAAAACTCATTGGATATGAATTAAAGGGAGAGGTAACTTTAAATAAAGTTTTATCTTTTTTGATGATGAAAGTCGCAAAAAATTTAAAAAAAGGCAAAGCTACAAGAGTAAAGATTATTTCGAATATAGATGATCCGGATGCACTGGGAAATGAAAGAATTGTTTTATATGATGCAATACTAGAAAAAGCAACTTTAGCGGATTGGCAAAGCAAACAAATTCAAGAAGAGAAAATTCCATTTACTGCTACAGAGTGGGAAATATTAGAATCAATATAGTATTATGCATGGAGGTAGTTATTTAAATCGGAAGAGAAAAGAGTATAGAAAGAGTGCAATTAGTGACATAAAGAGAAGGAGAAAAATAATGAGTATAGTAGATAAATTAATGAAAATAGATGCAGGTGTAGTCAAGAAAAATCAAGGTACTTTAAAAATGAAATTAAAAAGGGTTGGAATTGAACTAGAGTTTAATTGTATTGAAGTTGATTCAGAAAAAGCTACAGAACTAGATGAAGCAACTTTAAATATGTCTTTTAATGGAGGAATTGATATATCAACATTCGATACAAAAATCAAATTGATACTGTTGGGTTGTGAAGACTTTAGAAGTAAAGAATTACAAGAACATTTTGGTTGTACTACTTCAAAGGATTTAATTAAAAAATTATTGACTAAAGATGAGATAGAAAAGTTATCAGACTTTATAGCAGATTTAGGAGGATTAGCAGAAGATATTGATGAAATGGTTGAAGAAGTAAAAAACTAATATGGGAAGATGGCAGAGTGAACTTTATGTATCTAATGTTTAGAGAAAAGGGAATTATGCCATCTTCTACATTTCAGATGAAAAAAGGTGAAAGAATAATAGCAACTGCTTTTCTAAGAGAAGAAATAGAAGAAAGAAAAAAAGCAGCTGAAGAAATTGAAAAAGCATATAATTGATGAAAGGGCTATCATTCGATAGCTCTTTTATTATGTAGAAAGGAGCTATATGGCAAGAGTAATTGAAACAGTATTAAAGCTCCGAGATGATGTAACTAAGAAACTAAAAGGAGCAGAAAGGGCAGTAAATAGTTATACTGGAAAGATGATGACAGCTGGCAGAACGTTAAAGAGAACGGGCGCTAATATGGAATCACTAGGAAGAAACGTATTAGCTCTAAATGCTCCTCTTTTAGCAGTTGGAGGTATGGCACTTAAAACAGGTATGCAATTTGACAAGAGCATGTCTCAAATAAAGGCTGTAAGTGGTGCAACTGGAAAAGAATTTATTTCTTTAAGAGATAAAGCAAAAAGTATCGGAGCTACAACATCTAAAAGTGCATCGGATGCCGCTAATGGTATGATTTATTTGGCACAAGCAGGTTACAAAAATACGGAAATATTAAAATTAGCGAAACCACTTGTTAAGACTGCAATAGCAGGCAATATGGATATGGCCAGAACTTCGAGTTTGCTTGCAGATTCTATGCATTCTGCAAATATCCATATATCACATTCTAATAAATATTTAAATCAGGTGGCTAAAACTGCGAATTTAGCAAATACAGATATCGGTCAATTGATGGAGGCATGGACTAATGCAGGGGGTTCTTTAAGAACCGCAAATATGTCAATGGAACAAACAAATGGTTTACTTGCTATACTAGCAAATGCAGGTATTAAAGGTAGTGAAGCTGGAACATCTTTATCAAGAATATTTATGAATCTAAATTCGACAGGAGCGGAAGCCGGTAAAGCTATGAAAGCTTTAGGAATAAACGTGGCTGATTCAAATGGAAAAATGCGATCAAAAATTGATGTATTGAAAGAATTGAAATTAAAAACAGATAAATTGAGTGAAGCAGAAAAGAATCGCTATATACAAATGATTGGTGGAAAACAATATTCCAATGATCTGAAAATATTACTTGATGGAATGGGAGGTACATTTGATTCGCTAACCGGCAAAATTAATAAATCAAATGGTGCATTAGACAAAATGGCAAAGACTATGGCAAACAATTTATCGGGAGATATAGATGCTCTTAAAAGTACTTGGGAAGCATCATTAATTCATATTTCAGATGCATTAAAACCAATGGCAAGAAATGGTATAAAAAACATTACAGATCTAGTAAAATCTTTACAAAAAATAAATCCTACGATAATAAGAATAGTTGCTAGAATAGTAATATTCATGAGTGTATTTGGTTTATTAAATATTGGTATTGGAATGTTTTTAAAAACCATAGGCGATATGTTGCTTACAGGTGCAAGACTAATAAGGTTTTTTATGGGATTATCTTTAGTTAGTGTAGGAGTAATAGCAGGTATTATAGCAATTGTAGCGGCTGGATATCTACTCTATAAAAACTGGGATAAGGTTAAAGAAATTATTGGAAAAGTTAAAGATAAATTTTTAGAGTTTATCGATTCGACTATAGGTATTAATAATATAAAAAAGACCATTAATGAACTTAAAGAGAAAATAATAGATTTATTAAAACAAGCACAACCCGTTTTAATTTTTTTAGGTGAGCTATTTATGGAGCTATTTGGGGTTATAAAAGCTATAGTAGTTCCAATTGCAAAGCTACTTGGTGAAGTTTTATTATTTGCTTTTAAATATCTTTTTGCAGTCGCAGGAGAAAAGATACTAGGTATAATTAATATTTTTAGTGGGCTTATTGAATTTTTATCAGGTGTTATACAATTTATTGTGGGTGTGTTTACAGGAGATTGGAAAAAAGCATTTGATGGACTTAAGAAAATTGTATCCGGAGGAATAAAAGTTATAAAAGGTATCTGGAGAGCTTTTACAGCTTTTATGAAGATTCCAGTTAAAGTAACAATTAAATTACTATCTAAACCATTTCACAATGCGGTTAATCGTGCTAAGAAGAGTTGGAATAGCTTAAAAGCTTCTGTAGGCAGGGCTATACAAGGTAAAATTACTGCGACAGCAAGTAAATTCAATAAAGTAGTAGAAGGAGTAAAAAAATCATGGAGTAGACTTAAACGATTCTTAAGAAATCCGATAAAAGGAACTGTTAATTTAGTGAGACATGGAAATGTAGATGGTGAGCATAGAACCGGAAGAAATAGAATACCTTTTGATAATTATAAGGCAGTGCTTCATAAAGATGAGATGGTTTTAACAAAAAGACAGGCAGATGAATATCGAAAAGGAAACTATTCCAAAACTAATAAAATTGTGAATGTTAAAATAGCAAAAATAGCGGATGTATTAAAAATTAAAGAAAAAGCAGATTCAGAAGAAGTGGCAAAAGAAATAGCAAAAAAAATAATATTTGCAGTTTAAAAAGGAGATAAAAATGGAAGCATGGTTGAAAACTAAAAATATAACTTTTAGATTTCCTCTTGTACCTGAAGATATTGAAGTTAATAAAAGCTATAATATTATAACAGAAAGATTGGTTAATGGAGAAGAGATATCTATGTATGCAGGTTCTGACTTAAAAAGAACATCTTTATCTTCTCATTTTCCGGCTGATAAGGAACGAACATATCTTGATTTCTATGATTTTCCAGAACCTATTGAATGTGTAAGAATTATCGAAGAAATAGCAAAATCACAATCAGAAATTAGATATATAGTAACTGAATCAGAAATCAATATGAGTATTAAAATAACTGAATTTAAGCGTGGAACAGAAGATGCAACAGGAGATATATATTTTACACTGGGAATTATTGAATATAATCCACCTAAGCCGGTAAGCTGGACACCTCCTGATCCAAAGGTTAATCACGGAGCGGGTGATAAAGTTCATCATAGAAATAAACCTTATAATCTCAAGAAAAGGCCTGATTTTCCACTGGAAAATAATAGAAAAATACATATTGTTAAAAAAAATGATTGTCTTTGGGATATAGCACATAAATATTATAAAAATGGGGCGAAATATAAGATAATCAAAAATAATGTTGAAAATCAGAAAAATTATCCTAGTTTAAAGAAATCTAATGTTATTTATACAAATTGGAAGTTGGTGATTCCGTAAGTGCAAAATAATGTTATATTAAGAGTTTATATACAAGGTGGCAAGTATTGGGATATAACTAATCTAGTGCCTTATGTTAGAATAACAGGAAATGTAGATTCTGTTTCAAGGACACTTGAAACAGAATTATTTCAAAGCGTTGTAGATAGTCAGATAGAACAAATAGGAATAAAAGAAGGATCTAGTGTATGTTTTTACGTTGATGGTGGAAAAGAAATATATAGAGGTAATATAGTCGACATTAGCAAGGAGGAGAATGGAGTATTTAAAATCATTGCTAAAGATGTAGGCTTTATATTAGGAACTGCAAAATTTAATAAAAATTTTGTGAATAAAACACCTGAACAAGTGGCGAAAGAAATTATTAAAGAATGCAGATTAAATATAAATTCTATTGCAAAAACAAATATAAAACTTACTAGATATTTTAGAGATACAAGTGCTTATGATATTATAATGACTTTTTATACGTTAGCATCTCGTCAAAATAAGAAAAAATATATGATGGATATAAATTTAAGAAGTATCAATATTATAGAAAGAGGTAAGGCGCTTACAATTGGTTTTGATAGCGATAGCAATATAACTAATGCTGAATATGGTATTAATATAGAAGAGCTAGTAAATACGGTATCAGTAGTAGATAAAAATGGCAATAAAATATCTCAACATGTAAATAAAGAACTGACAAAAGTTTTTCATTTATTGAAAAATAAAATCTTGGAAGTAGATGATAAATCAAAAGTTAATAAAGACATAATTAATAATGAATTTTATGGTGCAGATAAGACTTGTAGTTTGACAGGGTATGGTAATTACAATTGTAGATCTGGATATAAAGTTCATATTAAGGAACCGCAAACCGGTTTAATAGGCGAATTTTATATAGATGAAGATTCTCATGAATGGAATTCAGGAGGTTATATATGTAATTTAAGCTTAAACTTTAAAAATATAATGGACGAAAAAGAAAGTGGCAGTGAAACTCTTGAACAGAATGATGATAATAATGAAACATCAACAGTAGGTACAAGCGGGGGCATGGGATTACTATTGAAATGCTTAATAAAGTATTGAAAGGAACTCTAGCAGGCAAAGGAGAGTTATTTTATAAGTACGGTAATATGTATAAAGTTAATCCAATGCTTCTCGTTCTTATTGCTAGAACGGAGACCGGTGCAGATATGGATTCCAACTTGGCAAAAAATAATAATAATTTCTTTGGTATAAAAGATCCAGATCCTAGCATACCAAAAACAAAAGGAGGATATGGAAAATATTCATCTGTAGAAGAAGGAATAAAAAGGGGATTTCATTTTATAGGGATATCACATGTTTATACTAAAAAAAGAACATTCGAACAAATAATAGCCAAATGGGCTCCGAAATCAGATGGAAATAATGTAGCTGAATATATAGCCGGTGTAAAAAAATTATATAAAAAATATACCGGAACTGAATGGAATAATTCGAAGTTAGGTTCAGGAGTATCTTCAGATTCAGAAGCTGAAAGGAATATAGTGCATGGAAAGATAACAAGAGGTAATATACAAGGAATTAACGGTATTAATTTTGTAAATCAAAAACAAAAGATAATAGTTGAAGAAGCTTTAAAAGTAGTCGGTAAAGGGCATTATGTGTACGGTGGTAATCGTAACAATATTTATGGAACTGATTGTAGTGGATTTATATATATTTTACATAAAAAAGCGGGAATACGTATTGGAACTACTACAAAAAGTCAAAAATACAACGGGAAGGGAGTATCATTAAAATCAATACTTCCCGGAGATTTCATTGTAATGGATAGTAAATATTCACCTTCTGGAAGGCATGTGGTTTTGTATGTTGGAAATGGTCAAATAGTACATAATTCGGGAGGAAAAGGAGCACCAATTAAAAAACAAAAGCTATACACTTACGGAAAGTATTATGTAAGGAGGTGCTGGGAATAATGAATGGATATAAAGATTTTAAAAAGGCAATACAAAAACTGATAATTGATGAATCGCATAAATATATATTTCTTGCTAAAGTTGAAAAAGTAAATCCTCTAATTTTGAATTCTGATTTTATAGGCAAGGTTGGAGAAGAACAATTATCAATTCTAGAAAATACAAAAACAAATATTGATGGCTATAAAACTGAGATAACTGACAAGCACAATCACAGTATACAAGCAAAAAAACTAAAAGTTGGTGATATAGTTTTATTACTTTTATATCAACAAGAGGTTGAACAAAAGTTTATTATCATAGACAAGGTGGTGAATGTATGACAAATAATTTTCCATTTGTTGGAGAGGAAAGAGACTACATTATTAATCAAGATAAAGATTTACCTGTACCTTATGAAATAGCAATAAATTTTGAAAATGGTGAAATTTTAAGAGAAAATGATGATATAAAAATAGTAAAAAACCTTGAAGCTATTAAAGTATGGGTGTATCTGGCAATCCTAACGCAACGATACAAACATCAAATTTTTAGTTCTGATTATGGTTGCGAACATACAAATCTTATAGGATCTGAATATACAAAAGAATTGACAGAATCGGAAGCTTATAGATATATAGAAGAATGTTTATTAGCCAATCCATATATAGAAAAAGTCAAAAATTTAGGGGTATTTAAAAAAGGTAATAAACTAGAAATTAATATTGAAATTTTTACGAGCTTTGGAAATGAGGTGATGAATATTGAAAGTTAGAAGCAAAGATGAAATTTTAAATTCAATGATTGATAATTTTTCACTTCCTTATCCAGTATATGAAGGAACAATAACTCATGCTATTTTTAGTACAGTTGCTAATGCAATCGCAAGAGAATATTCTATTAAGGATGAAGAAGAAAAACAAATATTTTTAATTGATAGTAGAAATGAATTTTTAGATAAAAGAGCATGGGAATTTGGTTATGATAGAAAAAATGGTGAATTTGCATCAGGAGAGTTGACTTTTGAGGGAACACAAGGAATTGTAATACCAATAGGTTTAAAATTAAAATGTAATGGTATAGACTTTGAAGTATCTGAATCAGGTCAAATTAATGATGAAGGTGAAGGAAATGCATATGTAATATGTACACAATTAGGAAATAAGGGAAATATAAAAGCAGGTACTGAATTTATATGTGATGATATGGATTTCAATAAAATATATAATGCTAATGATCTAGTAGGTGGAATCGACATTGAAAGTGATGAAGATTTTAATACTAGATTTTTTCATACTCAAAGGCATAAAGGAACATCAGGAAATGAAGAGCATTACGAAGAGTGGGCAAAAGAAGTAGATGGAGTAACTGATGCAAAAGCGACAGGTCTTAAAAATGGAAATGGAACTGTAGAAATTGTAATAGCAGGCAAAAATAATGTTGTAGATGAGTTAATTATTAATAAAGTAAAAGAGCACATAGATATTACAAGACCAATCGGTTGTAAAACAACTATCAAGTCAATGAGTGATTATAGCATTAATATAACTGCTAGAATCAAAACCAATTCAGATATTAAATCAGAGTTTACATATTTAGCAAATAATTATTTAAATACTTGTAAAGAAAATATAGTATATAGTAAGCTTTATTCTATTTTAGCTAATATGAGTAATGTAATAGATGTATTGGATTTTTTAGTAAATGACAGTAAAAATAATATTAAAATTACTACCGAACAGAAGGCTAAAGTAGGAATTCTAAAAATAGAGGTGGTGGATTAAGATGTATAGAATTAGAGATTTATATTCTTATTTGCCTTTTATATACAGAAATAAGTATATTGATGAGATACTAAAATGTTGCCAAATCGAAATCGAAAAATTTTTTGATGATCTGATTAATTCCGAAAAAGAATATCAAGTATCAACTGCCACTTATTCGCTTGCATGGTGGTGTGATTTTGTTGGTATTGATTATGATAATAGCTTAGATATTGAGATAACAAGAAGTAATATTTTAGCAAGAATGAAAAGTAATGGAATAACTACTGTAGATGTTATAAAAAAGATTGTAGAATCCTATTCAAATGGTACTTGTGAAGTTATAGAAAACTATTCTGATTATAGTTTTACTATTAAATTTATAGATATTATAGGAGTGCCTAAGAGAATTGATGAAATAAAAAAGATTATTGATAAAGTAAAACCTGCACATCTAGCATATAATTTTGAATTTAAATTTCATACATGGGATGATATCAAAAATACTGGCAAAACATGGGAAGATTGGAAAAAATCAGGCAAGACATGGAATGATTTGAAAGGAGGAATACTTTAATGGAAGGTTACAAAAAGACACAAGAGAATAGATTGAATATAATAACCGGGGAAAATGTAGCCGATATAGACGTTATAAATGAAAATTTTATAATGCATGAGGAAAATTTAGGTAGTATCGATTCAATTGAGTTAGATGGATTTAAAGAAGATAATGAATTTAATTCAAAAAAATCAATAACTAATTTAATAAAATTTATTTGGAAAAAAATTGGTATGCTTTCAAATTTAAAAACTCTAAGTAAAACAAATTTAGTAGATTCAATAAATGAATTATTTATTAAAATCAAAGATAATAAAGAAGATATTAAAAAACTTGATGAAATCACAAAGCCTAATTTAGTTGATAATTCATCCGCTGAATGGAAATCATTGAATATTTATGCGGGTGTTACAAGTGAGTCTGGAATAAAGAAAAATATAGGTGATTTTCTCATTAAACAAGACTATTCAACAGATGATACCTTTACTTTATCTGCAAAGATAGAGTATCAAATTCAAGAACCTGTTTATGGTAAAAAAGCAAAAATAAGTATTCAAGCAAAAGGGGATGTTACTAATAATGAACATATGATATCTTCATCTGTCGAAAAAACCGGAACAGGAGAATTTATACATACTAATAAATTTAAATTAAATTCAAAACAATTAACTAATAACGTATTTAATTTCAGTATGAGAATAGATAACGTATTAATTGGAACATTCAAAGTGAAAGAGTTAAAGATTGAAAAAGGTGAGACTGCAACTGCTTGGTGCTATTCCGCTAATGATATTGTAACATTGGATCAAAAGTTGAATAAATATACTGGAAATTGGAAGGTACATGATGATCCGGTGATGACTTCAATGATAATAGATATGCTATCAACAGTACCTAAAAAAAATACAGGTCAAATCAATGATTTATCGTGGATTGATATTTATAAATTAATCGACGAATATAGAGAATTTATTCCCAAATTTGATAAGCGTTTTTTAAGTGCTTTAATGAGAAATAATGATTTAAAATTTTATTTAACTGGTTTTTTGCCAAAAGTAGTAAAGCAACCATGGAGTTTATATGCATTAACTTCATTTTCTGCGGGCATACATCATATGGTAAAAAATGATTCTAGGTTCAAATTAATACATCAAAAATACTCAACAGTTGAATCAGAGTTAAATAATTGCTGTAAAGATAAAGATATTGTGGTATTTGCATGTTTGGGTAAAAAAAATGGAACTAGCGGTTCAAGTTCGATGTATGCAACTTGGAATAATGGTAATAAACGTACACTTTTAAGCAGCTACGATCTATCTAATCCCCAAAAAGTTGAAAGTGGCACAATATATCAAGTTGGTTTTACTAATTCAGTTTTTTCATTAACTAATGGACAAGTAGCTATCGAAGTATATAAATTCACAGATGATAATATTGACTACAGGGATTGCTTTGATAATCTAAGCTAAAAGGAAAGGGGAAAAAATGACAGAACAAGAATTTTTATGGTATTTAATTAAAGTTGCAATTCCCATAACAGCAATAGCAACGCCGATTCTGAGATTAAATGCTAATATAGTTAAACTTAATGTAAATCTTGAAAATCTGAGAGAACATAACGGTGTTCAAGATACACGACTAAATGCTCATGGGGAGCAATTAGATAATCATGAAGTAAGAATATCAGTTTTAGAAGAGAAAGAGAGGTAAAAATATATGGAATTTAATTTATTACATTATATTAATGAAAGTATGATAGTTCTTGTACCAGTTCTTTATGTAATTGGAATGATGTTGAAAGGGTCAAGGTTTAAAGATGAGTTGATACCATGGGTATTGATGTTCACAAGTATAATCTTTTGTTTAGCACTATCAGGAATAAGTGTACAGTCAGTGATACAAGGAGTATTAATTGCAGGTACAACAGTTTTAGGAAATCAATTATATATTCAGACATTTAAGAGATAGATATAAAAAGTAAAGAAAGTGAGGTAAAGAAATGAGAATATTTTTATCAGTAGGACATTCAATACTTAGAGGTGGTGGATGCACATCTGCAAGTGGTTACGTTAACGAGTATAAATACAATAAGGAACTTGCTCCATATGTAAAAAGAGCTTTAGAATCACTAGGACACACTTGTGATGTAGTGGTTTGCCCAGAGGGGAAATTTACTAACTGGAAACAGGAAAGAGGGTATAAACTACCAATTGCCAATAGTGGCAGATATGATATAGTTGGTGAATTGCATCTTAATGCTTCAAACGGGGTTGGACATGGAATGGAATGTTTATATTACCCAGGAGACCAAAGAGGTTTAGCAATAGCAAATAGAGCTTGTAAGGCATTTCAAGATTTAGGTTTTAAAAATAGAGGTGCTAAAGCTAGAGGAGATTTATATATTATATCTGCTACAAAACCTACAGCAGTTCTATTTGAATCTTTTTTCTGTGATAATAAGCATGATACAGACTTAGCTAAGAAATTAGGATTTGACAAGATAGCTGGTGCCATATGCTATGGTCTAGTCGGTCAGTATCCAAATTTAAATAAAGGGAGTGAAACTAAAGTGAATAAACCAGTTTGTGTAATGTATTTTAGGGATGGCAACAAAACTACTGCTGAATTTATAGCCCAGCAGTTAAATTGTAAGTGCTATAAAGATAATGGCAAAGATTTACCTAATAATGAACACTCCAAGTATGATATTAAATATATAGGCGATCTAGGAAAGACTAGGCAGGATACTGCAAAGGAAGCTTGTAAGAGATTCCTAGGATGGAATATATAA